GTTTTGGTTGGCTCTTAGATTTTGTATCTCTCTTTCATTAAAATCTATTTTTTCAGTAGTATATGCATAACCCCAAACAGCTAAAGCAATAACACTTATTATTTGCAACAAATAACTAAGAGAGATATTTAAAGTTGACTTATCATCAACCTTGGCTATTCGGCTCATTATTTACCTATGCCCTTTAACCTCTCAAAAGACCTCATACCACCCAATCCTAGCATACCCATTAATACAGGTAGCATAGTAGAAGTATCAGCTTGTGGTACATCAATACCAAAAGGTGCTAATAAAGGACTAATTAAAAAGTTGACTGCAAAGCCTGCAACACATACCCAAGCTGTTGCTGGCCTCCATGATGATTGAAACCAACTACCTTTGGCTTCTTCTTTGTTTACTTCTATTTGTGCTTTTGCAATTTCATGGATGTGCTTTTGCGACATAGTTGCAAGTTCATGCGCGATTTGTTGTTTTGTATCTGCGTCTGGTATGAACTTGTCAAGAATCTTCGTTACTGGTTGTATTAGTTTGTCTATCATTGTGTAACCTTATAAAGTATTCAGCATCGACTAACGCGAGAGGCTTTGTTCTATTTCTTTTTATTATAACCAAAGGTTCGTAAGTTTTGCAGTTTTCTTGTGATTGTTCGTATGCTTTCCATACATTAACTGATTCTTGGTTTTTGCACTCTACTGAGTAAGGGAATTGTTTTCTTGATTGAACACCCATAATAATATCTTCACCATTAGAACCCATGGGTCTTGATTCTAAATCTTCTGGGTCAAAGCCAAGTAACTCAACGAGCTTATCTACAACCCATTGTTGTAAAGCTCTGCCTTTAGCCTTGGCAGATTGTGGTTTCATTTTTTCTTTTTAGATTTTAACTTTTTAAAGTCAGCAGCAGTAATTTTCTTTTTTGGTTTGGCTACCGAGGCTAGCTTCTTTTGTTTTGGTGAGTATTTACTAAAAGGCATTATTTTTTCTTTATTTTCTTTTTAGTTTTTTTCTTTGGTGGTCTACCCACTTTGCTTCCGTATGTTCCTTTTCCCATTGGCATAATTATTTTCCTTGTTGTGCTTTTAAAAACATTTTATTAGCTTTTCGTTTAAAAGACCATTCTAAAAAGTTAGTTAGTAAATCTTTTAATAACCTCATTTTTTTTTAGTTTTCTTTTTCTTTGGAAATCCAGTTTTCATAGCTTTATAAGCTTTTGCTGATATAGTAGATTTTTTTTTTGACCTGCTTGTTCCAGCTTTTTTTCTTTTATTTATATTTTCATATAATGACATAGTTATATCCTTATTTTCTTTTAGATTTAGCTCCAGAACATTTCCATCTTTTTCTTGATAAATTGTTTGGAGTGTTGGGATCGTTTTGTTTTTTCTTAGATAATCTTTTCTTTATACCAAGACTTCTAGCGCAATAAGAATCACCCTTAGATGTTCCTGGCTTAACTCTAGGGCCACCACCTTTGGCTTTACCTGCTTGACCGTAACTAACTTTTTTACCAGATGCAGTTATTTTTACTTTTGCTTTGCCCTTTCTTGGTGTTGCCATTATTTTATCTTCCTTGGTCTACCTCTTTTTTTAATAACTGGTGCTGGTGTCATAAGACTATCAAACCAGTTTAAAAATTTATGTATCGTTTCTTTTAACCATACCCAAAACTTTCTTATATATTTCATTAGTGTATTGTCCTCTCTTCATAATAAATGATTTCAGAATCTTCTTTGACTTCACCGCCTGACATAAGAGACATAATTTGCAATGCGTGTTTTTTATTTTTTGCTCTTATTTCTTTACCAACATAAACCATATCATCTACCATAACTTCGATATCAAATATTTTGCTGTGGTCCATTGTTTGTAAATAATCCTTGAGCTTGAGCTTTTGCATTTTGTCTTATTCCCTCTCTATCTCTTTCCATAATAGCATTTATTTCTGCAATGTTTATTTGTGCGCCATACTTAGCTTGTAGCTCTAAAGCTTTAACTCTGAGTTGTGCTTCTTCAATATCTCTTTGTCTGTCATCGTCCATGATGATTTTCATTCTATCTGTTTCAGCATCAATCATAGCTTTTTGTGCGCTAACCTGTGCCTTCATAGCTTCAGCCTGTGCAAGCATTTCTGCTGCATCTGGTTTAGGTGGCTCTTGCGGTTGCGGTGGCGCGGGCGGAACTTCCGTATTTATAAATGATTGTGCATCTTGGAAGCCTGCTAGCTCAATCATTCTTGTTAGGGTGTTGGCATATTGTTGCATTGACACTAGAGGATTCTGTGGCCCTAGCGTTTGCATAATTTGTTCTTGCTTTGAAGCCAAGCCAGTTAAGACTTGGAACTTCTCTTCGTCTGATGATTTGGATATAGCTACATTGACTACCATATCCTTGTCTGTGTCCCAATATCTTGGGTCTACAGGTATAAATTTACCGTTTAATCTAAAGACATCTTGTGCTTCTTGGTGTTTGATTACTAAGTTATTAACTGTTTTAAACATGGTTTTTAGACCACCTTCAGCAAAATGTCTGCATATAAGTTCTATTCTACCTTGCGCACCGCTCATGGTAGCAGTTACAGCTGCGGAGGTTGTAGATTGTAATGCTTCTGCGTTTAGTCCCGCACTAGCTTTAGATACACCAGTTCTATTTTCTTTAGCGTCATCTAAATATCCAAGAACTGGGAAAGCTTCTTTACCAACAAAAGGTATTGCAAATGGTTGTACCATTCCTGGCGCTCTCATTCTTATTGGCTGACCAATATCTGTATTGAGTACATCATCTATATTTACTTGACCCTCAACAACTCCCATTCTTGGGAAGATTGAATGACCAAGAGAATCTAGGGTGTCTCTCATTATCTGAGATTTAGCCGCTTGGATTGGTTTTAAATAATCAGCAGGACAAGATCCTATTGCTGTGTGTGGCTCTGGGTCAGGACAGAACATACATATTGGCAGTTCGTCTAGTGGTTCTACATTAAGTACCTCTAAGCCATTACCTGCTGTGCAAACTTTGATTCGCTCATCAATACCATCATCATCATAGTCGTAATATAAGTAATGCTCTACATATAATACATCCTTACCACCAGCATCATTTCTATCTGGGTAGACCATATTATCAAATGGGTTTCTTGCTTCTTGTTCTTCGTAGCTTTCTGGGTCAAGTGCGCTGCCGCCATAACCTGCATACTGTTCCATCTCTTCTTGGTCGTAGCCCATAGCAACTAAATCAGACACAGATTTAATCATGCGGTGTGCAACGTAAGACGAAGTTTCTATACTGCGTGCGTGCCTTGATATAAGCACCTCTTCTGGCGGTACAGACTCAATACATACTTGGTCTTTTGGTTTTAATCTTCTAATAGTTAAATCATAACTTGCTGGTATTTCTTGTACTACCTCTTCACCGCTTACAGGGTCCATGGTTATGATTGTTTCGTTAGTTACTGATTCTTCTACTACCTCAACATTTTTATCTAGTATTAATGCTTGGTAGGATTGTGGGTCTATGTTTGTGTATTCATGTGTAGTGGCGTTGACTGAGTCATCCCAAAAGACTTTTACAAAACCAGTCTTTCTAACTAACGCATCTTTAAAAACATCATATAAAACTTGAAAGCCAGGATTCTTTTGTTGTATGACATAATTAATATAATCTGTTTGTTGTTGTGCAACCTCTATATCTTCTGGTCCTTTAGGTACAAATTCAACAATCTTTTTAGTACCAAAGAAAGTACGCATGATGGACGGCAACATAAACAAAACACTTTCTCTTACGTCTGTAGAAACAAATTCTGACTGCATAGAGCTAGTACCTTCTGGCTCATTACCAAGATAATATTCTGTTGATTCAGCTCTTTCTGCGCCTACTTGGTGTATAAAATCTTTAGCATCATCCATCTCGGACTTAATCACGCCTACAAGATCAATCATATTTGTTTCTTCTTGAACGACTGCTTTAATTTCTTCTTCGTTGTATTTTTTTGCCATACTTTATCCTATTCTAATTATTTTAGATTTGAGCGGTTGTCTGAAATTATAACCTAAAAAGCTAGTGCTTCCACCAAAACTTGCAGCAGAGGATGCCATCGTCAGCGCGAGCGCATCCGCCTTGTCTGGAGATTTAATTCCACGCTTACGCATTTCGTCTTTGCTCTCGATTTTTATTTTACCTGTAGACGTATATTTATACAAAGGCGATGCTAGTTCTGCAACTAACTCATCATCGTGCGGAATCCTGCAATCTCTTTGCACCAACCAGTCTTTAATAGCAAACCATAATTCCGCGCGCAAGTTTAAATAATTCTTCTTACTCGCTGGCGCCTCCGCGACATTAATTCCGCGCACTGGTAAATTCTGCTCAGCAAGTCTATCCACCACGCCTGCGCCCAAACCAATCACATCAATTAATATTTCTTGCGGTCTTTCGATTGCAGTAGACTCATCATACATATTCTTAATCACACCACATAACTGCATCAAGTCCATAGACTTAAACGACTTAATACTCATCACATGGTTACCCTGCCTCACACATAACGCAGAGTTATCTCCGCCAAACCTAGCGACATCCAAGCCCCATATTATCGGTGCGTTAGCTGCAAGAGAGACATCTCTGTCGACTGCTGCTTTGACTAGCCCCATTGGTATGACGGTATCATCGTCTGCTGATGGAAACTCGCCCATCACCTCCACGCGCGCGACTGTGGAATCTTCGCCGTACTGCTCAATCATCGTTTGAAAAAGCTTTTGGTCTGTGCCTTCGACTGTGCGCGAGTCAATCTGCTCGTTCTTCCAGAATGATTGCTTAGAGTTAAAGCTATCGTAGAATGGCCCAGTGTTTCGGCGCGGGTTGGAGAAAGTAAACCAATAGCGGTCGCGCGTGGGTTCGGAGAAGAAACCTTCGCTGACTGAGTAGATGGGCGCGGGAATACCTGATGCCTCATCCATGATTAAGCAAACTCCGTAGGAGGAATGAATACCAGCGAAAGCATCTGGATTCTCTTCGCTCCATAGTTGCGCCTGCGCGTAATAATAACCAGTGTCAATCTTTAGGTCGTTTATTAACGCATCTTCAAACCATTGTGCTGGTTTAATCGTGGTAGCTGTCTTGGTAAACCAATGAGAGTTAATAGATAGTGTTAGCCACTTACCTAACTCCGCCCATGTTCTTGAACGAAGCTGTTGCTCGGTGTTAGCAGTTACGATTATGGTAGAACCAAGTCTAGTAGATAACATCCATATTATGATCCATGCGACAAGTGCGGACTTACCAATACCACGACCTGATGCTACAGCTAGTCTAAACATCTCTGGTAAATCTAATACATTATTACGCTCAATGTGTATTGCCATTTCTCGTAAAATTTTTTCCTGCCACTTTCTTGGTCCTTTGAAATCTTCGAGGGGGGTGTCTTTCTGTCCCCATGGGAATACATACTTAACAAAGTTTACTGGGTTGTCTTTGATTGGTCCTGACCATAGTTCGGTCATCAATTCCTTTTCTAGTTTTACGCCGTATTTCATATTAAAAAAAATTAAAAAATTTTAGTTCATTAGTTCCATGTACACCGCCCCGCTCGCTAACGAAAGCTGGGGGGTCTAAACGATAGTAAGTACTAACTATCATTATGTTAGTAAGTGTTCACTATCAATCTATAGCCTATAGGTAAGGGATTAAATGCGATATTGAGAGAGTATCTAGCATTAGTTAAAAAGGGAGCATAAAAACTAAGCTCACATTTAACCCCTTGTTTATTCATTCGCGCCCCCGCCCTCGCCGTCTTGTTGTGCATTTTTGCTCAGCGCTTGCGCGCGCTTGGGCAGTGTGCGAGCTGGGGCGTGATCGATTATGCGCGCTCGGGCGCTGTCTAAGATCCCCGCCAGGTTTAGATTGTGTTCTACTGTTTGTTTTTCCGCCCAGGTTTCGCGGTCCGCTGATTTTAGATAAAACTGAATAGCGTTGAACTCGCCCTCTTGTATTTTTTCCATTAGCTTCGTTGTTGCTAATTGAAGTCCTTTTGCTTTTCCTTTGTCTAATCTTTCCTTTAATTCCGAATTTTTTTTGTTTCTATGTTTGTTGAATGTATCCCAACCAATACCAAGACTACGACAAATATCCATAATTCCCATGTTTAAAGACGCCAAGTATTCAACCCTTTCATAGTCAATAACTACAGGCTTACGCCCTCTTTTTTTTGGTGTTTTTGTTTCCATATTCCGATTAATTATAGCTTATAAACCTTTTATTTATGCCTT